TGCTTGTAATCTTTTGGCAAAAGATTCTGCATAGCAAAATTTACAGCCGGCTGATATTTTACTGCAGCCTATGCTCGGATTCCATACCCGCTCTGTCCATTCAATTTTGGTTGTTTTCATTTTTTATACAATAATTTTAATTTTATAGTGTAAATATATAATGATTTTTATCCAAAAACTATGACATTTGTCATATTTCTAAAAAAAATTATATGTTTTATAGCAACAATTGTTTGGAATTGTTCTAAAAAAGAGGTTAATTTAACATTTCGGCATTTTTTCAGCACTAACTTTTTAAAATTTAACTTTTTTTGTTATTGATTATCAAATAATTACAAAGAATTCGGCATTTTTCAGAATTTTTTGTGCCGTTTTCATTCCTTTAAAACAAAATTATTTTTATAAAACCTTTAGGAAACCTTTAGGAAACTTTCTGGAAACTTTTTTTGTCGAATGGAAACTTTGGGAAAATTAAAATATTCCGTGTAAGTTGCTTAAAATCAATAAGTTAAGAAATTATGGAAACTTTTTAAAAACGTAAAAATCCTCTTGTAAGCCTTGTTGCTGTAGTTATAGCTAAAAAACGGGAAACTTTTTTAATTCTCCTATATATATGTATATATATAATATATATATATAATTTTTTTTTTTTTTTTTTTTTATAAAAAATAGAGTAAAAGTTTCCAAATGCCTATTTCTGTAGGATTATAGCGGATTCTTTTTATTTTTAAAGTTTCTAACTACCTGATTATCAATGGTAACTTTTTAAAACTAAAAGTTTCCAATTTATCCGCCTACTGCCACAAGGGCTGTAGAAGCCTTGCCAGACAAGCTATTCAGGAAAGCCTTACAGGACGCTAATTATACGAGGTCATTTTTTTTAACATATCTAAATATCTACATATGTATATATGTCAATATGAAATTTTTTGAGAAAAATCTGGGTCTATCCCTTGTCTGTCAAGGCTTTTAAGACTTTCCTTATTTGACAAGGCTTTCGTAAAGAGATGTTGATTTGCAAGGGTTTTAAGCATTTAATTGATTTTCAGAGTGTTATTGCAACACAGATTTTTATATTAAAAAAATTAAATATGTAGATATGTAAATATGAAAAAAAGTATTATATTTGTGGTATGAACGATGAGTTACTAATATTGCTAAAACGATTAAAGCAAAGCAAGACGTTTGAATTAAACGCAAACGAGTTCAGACTACTTGATGCTCACCATTATGCTGAACACAAAGAACACCTGAAAAGGTGTTTAGCTTATGTGTTTGAGTATGTAATGAAACTAATAAAACAATATAATATATGAAACTTTCAGAAATTAAACTAAATCCAGCAAATCCTCGAAAGATTGAAAAAGATAAGTTACAGAAACTTGTAAAGTCAATAAAGGAGTTCCCAAAGATGATGTTATTGCGTCCTATTATCATAGACGATGAGGGGACTATTTTAGGTGGCAATATGCGGTATAAGGCGTTACAGGAACTTGGTTATAAAGAGATTCCTGACGAATGGGTGAAAAAAGCAAGTGAGCTGACGGAAGAGGAAAAGCAACGTTTCATTATAACCGACAACGTGCAGCTGGGCGCCTGGGACTGGGATATGTTAGAGGAGGGGTGGGATAAGGAATTGTTGGTGGAGTGGGGATTAGATATTCAATTTCATGATGATAACAAGTTAAATATTGGCGAAGTGGAAATAGAGGGGAAAAGTAATTTTGGTAATATGACTAAGTGTCCTAAATGCGGATTTGAATGGAAACAATAACGCCGAAAATAGCATTTTTGGTGTATAAACCTTGGCGAAAACCACGCAGGAAGGAGACAAGCTGGGATAATTTATCCCAAATCGGTCCATACATGCTCATTGACACATTAAGGAGAGCAGGCATAGATGTAGGATTCTGCTCATCTGATAGTGCTAGGAATTACGACGTCGTAATGGTTAGCTTGACAAGCAATTACGATGTGTTGGCGTTCTCGCGTGAGGTATTTGGACATCCAGATTGGAAAAATCGCAAGTTCAAAGTTGTTATTGGCGGTTTTGGCGCTCAAAATCCTTATCCCATTCAGGAGTATGTTGATTTTGTTTGGTTTGGAAGGGCAGAAAACGAAATTGTATGGCTTGTTAATAATAAATTTGATGTTGACCATCCAAGTTTGATGAAGCTACCTAATTGGAAGGTATGCAAGATAAATCAGAGCGATAAGCTATATCCTTATCCCATAAGATTGAACACAAAAGCGCACGGAAAAGAAGAAATAACGGAAACCATCTACGGATGTCCCAACAAATGCTTCTATTGCCATTACACATGGGCGAGGAAGTATATACATACATCGAAGCACTACCAGCTGAAGCAATATCCATCATCACAAGAATTGGATATGTTCAATATCGAGCAATATGACCCCAAAGTGGCAAGTGTGCTTGTTGGGCTTGATGGCTTCAGTGAGAGGCTTAGATTTTTAGTAAATCGCAAAATAACAAATGACAATGTAAAGGAATTTATCGAAGGCATAAGCAACAAAACCGAAACGAAGGGGAAGGCAATTATGTTAAAAATGTATAATATTACTGGTTATGAAACAGAAACAGACGAAGATTATCAGGAGTTTGTGGATTTGCTCAATAGCGATATGAATTTAAAGAAGCGGGTCTTGCTGATTGTACATAACACACCATTAAGACCATCTCCTTGCACTCCGATAGCGTACGCAAAAATCACTCCGTATGCGAACGCGAGGAAATATAACTGCAAAATTATTGATAAACCTTTAATTAGTGGATTTTTCTCTAATTATCAGGAATCAAATTATGCTCTTTTGGAATCATTAGTTGTCGAAAGAGCTCAAGCGTCTACACAGAAGATATTTATAGATGTTGTGTTCAATAAAAAACTGAAGCAGTTATTGTCGGATGATAGAATTAAAGCATTGTCGATGAAACATGATTTATCGCCATTGTATAGAGAATATTCAGTTGATGAACAATTACCTACGTGGTTTGTCGAAGGATATATGCCTCAAACTACAATTAAGAAACTACGTTTACAAATGAAAAAGCGACAATCAAAAATTAACAATTTATGAAATACGAAAAGCATATAATTGACAAGATATTAAACGCATTGGCAGACGGACAGGGGCGAGTCAGGGCGTGTAAGATAGCAGGAATTGAATACCAAACGTTTATGAATTGGTATAATTCCAAAGTAGAATTTTTTGAAGCCGTAAAAAAAGCGGAGGAGACAGGCTACGATAAAATTAGAGATGTATGCGAACGCAAAATAATCGAAGATAGGATGTGGCAAGCGGCAGCGTGGTTTTTGGAAAGAAAATTCCCAGAAAAGTATGGCAAGATAGAAACGTTAAAATATAAAGATGAAGGGGGGTTGTTGCCTAAACATTTAGAACTCAAAGACTTATCAGGCGATGATGATAGCGATAACGCGAGCGTTGAAAATGATTAGTCGTCGTGCAGGCAAGCCTGGCAAACGCATACATATTGTGCAAGGCGGTATGCGTGCAGGCAAGACGTTTGCTATCTTATTGTTAATTATTGACTATGCATTAAAAAACAAGAACAAGCGTATAGCTATATTTTCTCATTCTTATCCACACCTGAAGCGAGGAGCTGTGAAGGATTTTGTTTACATAATGCAAGAGACGTCGAGATACAACGAGGCGGCGTTCAACAAGTCGTCGTTAATATACACGTTTGAAACAGGCTCTACTGTTGAATTTATAACGACGGATAGAATTGAATCTTTGTATGGAACGCAGTTTGATTTAGCTTTTATCAACGAAGTTAATTTTGTTAGTCAGGAAGTGTTTAATCGTGTGATGATAACGTCGGCTGTTTTGTTTGTTGATTTTAATCCAGTGCGGCGTTTTTACGTTCACGATATGCTACCCCGCGACGATGTAACATTTTGCAAGTTAACCTACAAGGACAACGCATTATGTCCATCTCACGTTGTGCGGGAGCTTGAACGCATTAAGAAGTTAGGCGAGACAAATACCTATTGGCGGAATTACTACAGAGTTTATGGCGAAGGCGAGATAGGACAAAGTATTGACAATGTTTACGTTGATTGGAAGGTTGTAGATGTAGTTCCGTTTGAGGCTATTGATATAGCAATTGGTATTGACTTTGGCTTTACAAACGACCCGACAGCGATAGTTGCGATTTATTATCAAGACAACACATATTACATAAACGAATTATGTTACAAACAAGGACTACTTGCAAAGGATATAGCAAATTATATCAAACATTATAACTGCAAAGTGTTTTGCGACGGAGCAGAGCCAAGAATGGTGGAGGAGTTAAAGCGTTTATTGCAACGCAGTAATATCTACGGAGTTAAGTATAAGATAAATGAGAGCATAGATTACGTAAAATCGCTTAACATAAAAGTAACAAAAGCAAGTATAAACACGTTAAACGAATTAGCTAATTATACTTATATAAGAGACAAACACACGAACGAGTTAACGAATGATGTTGTAGAGACGAACAATCACGCAATGGATGCTGTACGTTATGCTCTTTGTGGGCTAAAGGAAATGAAAGATAGAAGCAGGTATGTAGAAACATTTTAAATTATATAATATGAAAGAGATAGAAATAAAATTCGATGGCTTGCGAGTTAAGCATTTGATAGCAATAGCTAACATCAACGAACACAACACGTTGAAAGAAAAGGCGGATATTTTGAGTGCAGTTTATAATGTAGAGAAGGCAACTTTATACCGGCTGTCAACGCAGGACTTTGGAATGCTTTGGGAAACACTGATTAGACAACTAAAAGAGGTTGCAGAGATGGTGGAGTTGAAACGTGTTATAGAAGTGAATGGCAAGAGGTATAAATTGATTGATATTAGCAAAGTATCAGTCGGCTGGGTTATTGACTACACAGAGCTTGCGAAAGATGGCATTAATCCAGAGGACGTAATGGCGTTGTGTTACATAGATGAGGACTTGACGGATTACAACGACAAGGAAAACGACTTATTAAAACGCAAGCAAGAGATGTTGGAAGCTGAATTGGCTGATTATATTGCGTTATCCCAGTTTTTTTTTCGGAAATTGGTAAAACTCTCTGTAGCGATGGAAAAACTAATCCAAATGGAAAATCTGAGAAAAAAACCATTAAAAGCTCTATTGAAACTTGGATTTGGCTCATAAACAAAATAAGTATGTATACACTCTTAGATTTTGATAAGGTTTTGCGAATGGATTTTAGAAAATTCCAATTAATTCTAAAGGCATATGAAGCTGAAATTAGAAACAGAATTTGACCAATTAGGATTTGAAAAAATCCAAGAAGACCTCCTAACCGACGAGGTTAATAAACTAATAAAAATCCTGCGCGAAACAATGGAAGAAGAAAAAGTATATGCATCGTATAATCTCGTCCAATCAATTGAGCCTGAGACTATCTCCGACTCTGAGATAGCCATTAAGATGGCCAAGTATGGGAAATATGTTAACGAGGGAGTTAAGGGAACCAAAGGAGGCAAAAGTTATGCAGGTTATGCATACACATCAAAGAAACCTCCTTATAAAGCATTCCAAAAATGGGACGAATTCAAAGTCATTGGAATCAATCCATACGCGATGGCTTATCACATCTATTATCACGGCATTAGACCAAGACAATTTGTAGAAAAAGCAATAGAAACATATAAAAATCAATGAGTTATGATAACATACCTAACAACTAATTACATAGAAACAGAAAGCAACTCAAGTGTCATTGGCGTTGCTCCAGATGTATTTCTGGTTATTGGAAGTGACAAGACCAACGAGGAAAATTTCTATTTTGAAATTGTTTTGAAAATCGGAAATAAAATTTTGCAGAAATATAAAATAGTGCCAAATGAAGGAGAGAGAGCAATCATTAATATATCCCGGATATTACGACTTCACACTATACCACAACATATGCCAGTTAACGATAATTACGATACCTCCCCTAATACCGTCATCCGGGCAATTGTTTACGAGTATTTCGGGGGAAGTCTAAACGACACCGAACACTTGGATATATCTATATATGACGCATATTATAGAGATATGACACATTATTTATCACAAGGATATAATATCAAATATCCTGGAAATATCTCGTATCTGCGCGGGGATTTTGTATTTGCTGATGCGCGGCTAAGACTTTATAATTTTTTGACTTTGTCTTTGGCAAAAAGAGTGGGAGGATACGAAGTGTCATATTATAATGTCTTTGCAACAATCGGAAGCACCCAGAAATATACAACATTACCCCCAACTTCGACTATATACACCATTAATCTCTACAATTTTTTGGTTAATGTTCTGGGATTCCTCCCTGGTCAAGCAATTAATGCGTCTAATATACGATTTTCTGTGTCAGCAGTTGGTGCTAACAACACCGAGGATTTTGTCTTGGCAAAATCTCAAAATGACCAGATATTAATTTGGAAAAACGAGCTTGGAGGCTTTTCATCGCTGCCAATACCTATAATTACATACGCGACCGACACAACACACAAAACCTACCAGAAGGGCATAACATACATAGATTCTATTAACGACGGAGCGCGACCAGCTATCGTCGGCGTGGAACAAATCGAAAAAATTAGAATCGTTAGCGATTGGATGGACGGCAATAGAGCAATGGAAATTTATAAGTCATTAATGTCGTCCAAAGAGACGTATATAAAATTCAAAGACAACGCAGAGCCAAGTCCAATCACTGTTGTACCCCAAAATATAACCCATAAGAGCAGCGAGTTCGATGACCTGATTAACGTAGATATAACAGCAATAAAAAACGTGTATTATGTATAGCTTGCAATTCGGAAATATTGTTGTACCTGTTAATGATACAGATTTTGCTTTGACAATTCAGAGCAATGATTTTAGAGACTTTAATGAGATAAAGCGTCGGACAATATCAAAGACACTCACGGTATATGGTAATGATAATATTAATAAAATTTTCTTTTCGTTTTTTGAAATAAAATCTGTGAATAATCTAATAACTGATTACGACGTAAGGAAGCAAATCGATTGTGTGTTGTTGTCAGACGGCGAGCCAATAATGGAGGGGGCAATAATTCTAAAAGAAATCAAAATCGAAAAAGGCGTTATTGTTTATTCAGTTGTGTTCAAGTCGCAGGAATTGAAACGTTTCGGCGAGCTTGCGAATTACAGCTTGCGAGACTTGGAATATTACGATATATATAATCACATTCTTAATATAAGCAATGTAACGGACACTTGGGAAGGTTGGAACCGAATAAATAACATAAAAACGTTAGTTTGGAATAATTCCCCGCGAGTTCCCCTTGGAAATGGATATATATACCCGATTGGATTTTACGGGGCTTTGACACAGAAAGGAAATAATATCTATGACACTGAGATAACCAATAATTTCAATTTAAATAAGTTAATTCCATTTTTCGGCGTTAAAGAGATGTTTGAGAAATCATTTGCGAAAGTTGGAATCACGGCGACCTTACCACCATCGCTAACAAGCAAACAATGGTTCAAATCCCTTTTTATTTCTGGAAATTATGACCAATACAAACGCAATATAGATGGTTACGAAGCAAGTTACACCACCAAATTCTCGGCGACAATAACCAACGACGAGAATAATATGTTTATCTATGGTTACGGGGGTGTATACTATTGCAGTCGTACGTTATCTATATATGATATTAATCCAACGATAATCCAAAATGATAATCTGCTATATGACACCACCGACGGGATGTATCTAGCGTTGCGGTCGGGGAAAATCAAAATAAAAATCGCTGGAAATTATCAATGTCAATTTCCGAACGCTTGGCATAACCATACAATAGTTTTAAAAATCTCAAGAGCTAATGGCACAACTGTTTGCAGTGTCGGATTACACTACAGGGAAAATGAAGTACCGGGAACATATAACATCAATTACGAATACGAATTCGATTGCATCCAAAACGAAAAATATAAAATAGAACTTGGATTTCAGTATCGAATACATCAGGGACCACCCCCAGAATTCCGGGTAGATTATAATCTAACTGATTGTAGTATTATTAATAGTTATACTGCTAATGGATATGGCGACATAGTTATTGTTCGGGATTGGTTGCCAAAAATGAAACTTAACGAATTTGTGAGTGGAATTATACGTCTATTAAATTTGCAAATCAAGTCTATATCAGATACATCTATTGAATTTTGCACGGTGGACGAGTATTACGAGGATTGGTCAAAGCAAATAAGATTAGATAAGTGGTTAGACACCAATGAGATGACAATCCAAGATACTGTTATTGCACACAATATCAAGGAATTAAAAATAAAATATAAACAACCCGAGGATTGGTTAAACAATTACTACAAAAATAGTTACAGAAAGGCTTGGGGCGAGTTTGCAAACGAAATTAACACAAACATAGCTACTGAAAAAAAAGAGATAGAAATTCCGTTTTCTGTTATTGTTCCTAATCAGATAGAAAATTATGGAAACATTATTATTCCTACTATTTACAATTTTAACAATAACAAGTTTGAGGGGCTTGAGTTCGCACCAATGCTGGCGATATTCACTGGCGTTATGAGTTGGCAGGTTAAGTTATACTACTTTCAAAATGGAGCTTGGCAAAACACAGGAGTTACTAATGTCCCTTTGATGTTGAATGCTTATCGTGATGTAACTAATTCTGATTATATAAACTTATTGTTTCAAGCACCAGAAGCGACATTTTATAACGATAGCAATTTTCAATTCCAAACCAATTATACGATATACAAGGCTTTCCACGAGCCAAGCTGGTATGATATACTTGCAGATGGAGGGAAGGTTGTTACCTGTAAGGTATCACCGAAGGTGTTTGAGCGTTATGGTATTGATGTTTTACCCCGTAAAATATACACCATTGATGGTGTGCCGTTCCGTCTAAATAAAATTGCCGATTACAGCAAAAATAAAAATGTTGTCAATATAGAATTAGTAAAGATATTAGAACCACGTAGAGCTATATCAGAGAGACCTATAATTGTCTTGGATTCAGACACTCCTTACAAACCGCCAACGGCAATTGTGAGGTCTATATCTTATAGTGGGGGGAGGGATTACAATTTGCAAGACAACGAGTTATGGACGGATATTGACAAGGCTATAACTGGCATTGGGAATAAAATCTTATCTGTAGGAAAGAAACAGGAATATATAGGTATTATTACACAATCAGGGACAAACGACCCAATATTGCGACCATTGTATTCATCGTTTGAAGTTGAGTTTGAACGTGTGAATGTAGGATTATATAAGACGACAACAGCAGTGGGGAACACTGTATGTGTGATGATGTCATTAGATAGCTCCCCAATCTTTATAAACGTTAAAAAATATATAACAAATGGGTTCTTATACATAGATATAGGTCAAGACGGAATGTTAAATCATATAATTAAATTAATAAAATACGAATAATTATGGCAAATACGGAAAAAACAGTAGTAATAAGAGCGAAAATTGATACAGCTGATAGTGTTGCAAATGTAGAGAAGTTAAAGCGTGAAATTGAAAACATAAAGCCAACGGGTATTGAACAACAATTTGAACAGCTGAATAAAAAGGTAGAGACTGGTAATTTGTCGTTGGGCGAAACGAAGCGACTAATAAAGGACTATCAAAACATCGCATTGCAGGCAGGACAGACCTCACCTGTTGGTCAGGAAGCATTAAAGAAGGCTGGTGAGTTGAAGGATAGAATGAACGACGTCAGAAATCAAATGCTCGTGATGTCGCAGGATGGCAAGGCAATGAACGCAGCTATAACAATCAGCAAGACGGCATTACAAGGTTATCAATCATTCATCGGACTTGCTCAATTGGCTGGGGGCGAAAACAAGAAACTACTTGAAACGATGAGTAAGATGATGATAATCACGCAGACCTTGGGGGCGGTTGAACAGGTAGCTAATCAATTTCGCAAAGGTTCAGTGTTGACAACATACGCAATGGCAACAGCTTATAAGATATTGGGTATAAGTGCAGAGACGGCAAGCACGGGGGTTAAGAATTTTACAAAAGCACTTGTAGCAACTGGGATTGGAGCAATATTAACAGCTGTTGGATTACTGATTGGGTATTTCCAAGATATAGTTAATTGGGTGGGCAATATCTGGAACAAATTCAAGCAGCTGGGCGATAGTGTACCGATATTGAAGCCAATCATTGCAACGTTCGAGGCACTTGGCAAGGCGATACAATGGGTAAAGGAATTATTTGGCGGGTTAAGTGAGGAACAAGAAAAATATCTTAAAACACAGCAAAAAATTATAGACAATACAGAAGACCTTGTTAAGGCTGTTGAAAGTAAATACAACAGAATGATTAAGATAGTGGAGGCAGAAGGCAAAGATACTTACGAAATAGAGCGGAAAAAGACAATCGCAATTATAAATCTCTATCGCGACCAGCTTAATGCTTACATCGCAATGCGTCGCATCAAGGGGCAACTGGATGAAGAAGAACTAAAAAAAGCATTAGAATTAGCGGAAAAAATAAGAGACTTATTGGCAGATGTTAGAGCGAAAGATATAGAGCATAGTAGGAAACTTGACGAGGAAAGACGAAAAATTGCTGAACAAAAAAATAAGGAAATTGCAAAAGAAAGAGAAAAATTTAAAGATGAAATAATAAAAATAGACGTACTGGAAGTAGCACGTTGGCGTGCACAACAAGAATTAGCTAAAAATGAGATTGAACTGACAAAGCAAATGCTTGCAGACAAGCGGGATGAGGAATATAACTATCACGAGGAAGTGAAAAGGCTTGCACAGATGGAACGTCAGTATCGAGCAGACACATTAAAACACGCAGGAGCAACATTCACGGCGTTGGCTGGGTTAATGAAAGAGGGTTCAAAGGCTCAGAAGGCAATGGCAATAGCAGGATTGATATCAGACGAGGCGAGCTCGATTAGTTCGGCGGTTTCCGCAGCGAGTATTGCAGCTTCGCAAGCGGCGAAAAACCCCGCAACGATTTTATTTCCAGCCTTGCCAACAGTTATTTGGGCTTCTACTTATCTATCAATTGCAGCAAGTATTGCATCAGCAATCGCACGTGCAAAACAAATTTTAGGTGCAGGGAGTAGTAGTCCAGCAAGCGGTATAAGTATGCCATCCAGCGGGGGAAGTATTGCAGGAACAGGACAACAAAACGAACAAGCTGTAACATATCCTGTTGGTGGTGGTGGCAGTCAAGGCGGACAAGCAATTGGTAAGGTGGTGGTTGTCGAACACGATATTACACAAGCACAACAGAATGTGAATTATATAAACAAAATCAGCGTTATATGATTGACAAATATATCACAATGATAAACGATGGCGGGATGTTTTGTGTGCGATGGCGAGTTGGGAATAAAATATACAAATGTTCAACTGGCTATCGAACACACCGATTAACGCAAGAGACGAGACGTAAGATATTCCTGCTTGTTTTCAACTATTTCCATTCTGGCAATCGAAGTAAAGAGGAAATGCGTGCTTTTATACGTTCAATAAAACTATAATTTATATTGTCCTAAATATCGGACAGATACATAGCCTCACTTAAACAATTACTTTAATATTGTCATATATTTGCAAAAAAGCAGTATATGACAAAGAAAAATGTTATTAATAACAAAGCTCCACAAGTAGAGCGAGTGTACACCACAAATCACGGAATTATAACGTTATCCGACGGAATTAAAGTTGGCTCTATCGCCAGCGACGAAAAAGGGAACTTGTTGAAGTCTAAAATATTGTATGACTTCGACGAGAAAAAGCATTTCCATACTGACTCCGAAGGAAAAATCACACTAATATACTAATTATGATAGACTTACCAGTATATAAGATAGTGTTTGACGAAAAAAGCGAGGTTATTGTTAATAGCTTGGTGGACGTCCCAGCTCATTTGAGATATTTCATAGCTCAAAATGGCAAGAAGCGTCCATATACATTTGCCGTTAACAATGAAAAGCGAGAAATAACTGGTGTTGTAATCAGTGCTAATCAGCCAATCTACTACTACTCCGAACAGATACCAGAATGCTATATGATATTTGATAAACAAACTATACGTCAAATCGCATTGCACTACTTTGCACACAATAAAGCTAACTTAATAGATGTGCAACACGACTTTAAAATCAAGGAAGGGGCAGTTACGATGATAGAATCTTATATAACCGACGAACATAAAAAATCCCCCTTCGATGTTGAGGCTGGCTCTTGGATTATGACTTACAAGGTCAATGACAATGAGCTATGGCAATTAATCAAAGAGGGGAAAATTAACGGGTATTCTATTGCTGGAAACTTCAATTTAGAGAAACTTAATTTTAACTATAAATCTAAAAATCAAAATGTTATGAAAACACTGAAAGAAAAAATTATGGCTCTGTTTGAAGCCGAAATCAAAATGATGGACGTTACAACAGTTGATGGCAAGAAAATGAAAGCAGCGGAAGCTCTTGTTGAAGGAGCTAAGCTGTATGCAATTGCTGAGGATGGAACGGAAGTGCTTGCACCACAAGGCGAGTATATGTTCGACGTTGACGGCAAAACCATCAAAGTTATAGTTAATGAACTTGGCGTTATAATCGGCGTGGAAGAAGTTGTGGAACAAGCAGCTCCTGATTATGCCAAAGAAATTACAGACTTGAAAAACGAAATCGCTGCGTTACGCAAGGAAATCGAGGAAAGTATGACGGCAATTGCTACAGAAATGAGCAAGAAAATCAAATTCAATGCTCCAAAAAAAGAGGAAGCAGGGAAAAAAAATGAAATTAAAGTTAGAGTTTAACCATTAAAAAATAAATGCTATGAAAAAATTACAATTTGCCTTTGATAAAACTAATTTGAGTGCTATTAACGCATCCTTAGATAAGGGACGTGAACTAATTTCTGCACCTTTTGAGAGTGCGAGATTATTTGATTACATTAGATTACTGACTAACATTAAGTCTGGTGATTACTTACCATTGATTAATTTTGAGCCATCGTTTGTGGCAGGTGGCTGCAGCTACACCAACAATAACAACGTAGTGTTATCAGAAAGAGTGATGACAACCAAGCTATTAAAGAGCGACGTTACATTGTGTCCTAATGACCTTGCAGGGAGTGGCTTCGAGAGATACTTAGCTCCTGGGGCTAACACAGATGGCTTCACTTTCGAGGATGCATTGAAAACCTATCTTATAGGTAAGTATGCTTTGGCTATCCAAAATATGGCACTAACGGGGGTTGCTGGTAATAACTCCATTGATGGACTTGTAACTAGAATATACGCCGAATCGGGAGTATTACAGGTTACAGGAACAGCTCCAAATTCAACGGATGCCTTAACCAAGTTATTCGCCATCTACCAAAAAATGCCAGCAGTTACTACATCAGCTGACAAACGTCCAGTTATTATCGTAGGTAACGACTGGTTAAAAAATGCAGTATTGCAGGCATTCAACGACAACCGTTATTTCGGGAATGTAGCAATCGATGCTGATAATGGATTTATTTTACCAGCCACCAATGTACGTGTACAAGGCTTCGATGTCTTAAACGGGACAAACAAAGCTATTGCTGGCACTGGTGATTTGTTGTTTGTAGGCACTGACTTACAAGACGATATGGCACAACTAATTTACTGGTGGAGCGAAGACAACCAAGAAATTCGCACAAGAATCCAATTCCGTCTTGGAACGCAAATAGCATTCCCATCGTTATTCGTTCGTTATATTGTGCAACAATAGGAGGGTAGTATATGAGTTGCTTAATTAACGCAGGATATACAAGAGGCTGCGACGTTGCAGGAGGCTACAAGCAGCTTCTATTCATTAACTACGATGACATTGACACATTGACCATTACAGCTGGTGCAGTTAGTGCAATGACGCTGAAGACGTCAAAGAAAGCCTACGTGTACAACGTGGAACAGGAGGTTACGACTGTCAGTGAAAAATCAATCGGGAGCAAAGAGAATGGAAGTTATGGTTACGAACAAAAATTGACAACGAAGCTGCACGGCAATGACGCAACGTTAAACCAATTGATTGATAACCTAATCAAAGCTCGTATAGTTGTTGTAGCTGTTGGCAATGACGGCGCACGAACAATCTTATTCCATCAATTTGGGGCAAAAGCTGAAGCTGAATATAAGAATGAAGCTAAATTCGATGGCTTCGTTGGCTATGATATTAGCTTTACCCACCGTCAAACGGAAAAATCTGCAACGGTACCTGCCTCGATTACAATTCCAACTTAATAGGGACAAGGGAGCTAATAACTCCCTTTTTTTTCTTTTCTTTTTATGCGAAATAGAATAATTATAATTATATTTGTGTATGCAAAATCTCTATCATATTGGTTTGCGAAGCGTTGACGTTCCGACCAGCGAAACAAAAATCGTTAAGAGGGACGAAATTAGCCTCTACGAATGGGGCGAAAACAACGCTTATCCATATTTTATAAATTATTTACGAAACTCGGCTCTTCACAACTCTATTCTGAATGGCAAGATAACTATAATGCAGGGACTTATTCCGCAAATAGAGCCTGCTATAGACCAAAACGGCACAGCAAGTGTAAAGATTACAGAGCTTTTAGAGCGGTTAATTGCTGATTATGAACAATACAACGCTTTTGCTATACTTGTAAGGACGGATAGGTTAAGTAGGAAGAAGGTATATGATTATATTGACGTGTCAAATATACGTATAACAACGGACAACAAAATCGCATATTGTGAAAACTGGACTAACAGAAGCTCGGAAATCACACTATACGAAAACTACTTTTTAAATCAATTGGCAGAGGAATCAGTGGCAATATATTACGAGGAGGCAAAATCTATATATGATATAGATACAAAAAAATATAGCTATCAATATTACCCCCAGCCACCATATGCAGGTGCAATTATGGCAATCCTTACAGACATAGAAATTGCTGACTTTCATTATTCGGAAATCATTAACAATTTTACGGCAGGGACGTTAATTTCATTTAATAACGGCATCCCAGAAAACAAAGACGAGGAACAACGCATAAAAAATAATCTCAAAGAGACATTGACAAATAGGAAGAAACGAGGAGGTATAGCTGTTACATTTTCTGTTGATTCACAATCGGCGCCTACAATACAAAGTATAAACGGCAACAACCTTGATACTCGTTACTTGCAATTATCGGAAGACGTTTTACAACGAATACTTGTCGGACATAATATCCCTAATCCACTATTGTTCGGGATTAAAACGCCTGGACAACTCGGTGGTGCAACAGAATTAGAACAGGCAAGGAGTATATTCGAGGGATATTACATTAATCCAAGAGTTAAGAAGTTTAATCGTTTTATTTCAGATATATTGCCAGTAAGTTTGAATTTAATCACTGCAAACGCAAAATATTCGTATCATTGCAGTTGTAATCATATAGATATTGATGTAACTGAACAAGTTTTGAATGAATTCAAGGCAAGAGGGTACAACAAAGAGCAAATAACTATCATTGAAGGTATTAACGCAGAGCATACTAACGACGAGTATAGTCTAATCCGCAGAGTGCAATTTGACAAGCCTTATTTGACTTGGTTACAGGATAGAGTGCTAGGGATGATATTAGGCGGTGAGGACTTGGCAAGGATTGCAACAATTTTGAAAGTGGACAGCAACACCGTCTATAAGACAATGCAGGAGCTGCAAAAACTAAACTTATTAACTCCAAAATTCAAACCAACAAAGATTGCAAAGGAAATACTCGAAAATGAGGAGGTTATACAAGTGTTCTATCATTATGATGTGAGACCAGGGCTAGGACCAGCTATTATTCCAACAACTCGCGAATTCTGCCGCAAGATGATAGAGTTGGACAAATATTATACTCGCAAGCAAATCGACGAAATAAGTAATATAGTCGGGCACGATGTTTGGTATTACAGAGGCGGGGAGTTCCACGACAAAAGGGATGGAAAGACTTATCCTTATTGTAGGCACTACTGGGTGCAGCAGGTAGGTAAAATTAATAAAAATCTATTGTGATATGATATATGTTAGCAAATCCGTTCTACACGACTTAGTTTTGTTTACCAACATAACCACCCCTTATTACTATTACGTTTTATCTTTGCGTGATAGTCGAGGGAAAATTACTAATTATAATTGCGAAATGAAAGCGTCTAATAAACGCTACACCAAAATACAGTTAAAATTAGCAGACATACAAGCAACACAGAGGGGCGAGTATGCGTATAAGATTGTGATGGCTAATAATGCTAATGATACAAGTGTTGAAGGAAAAGATGTTTTAGAAACAGGAATAATTAAATTTATATAAAAATGAAAATATTATTGTTTAACATATCCGATGTTTATAACAAATCTACGATAAATCGCAACGTTGTAGAGGAAAGGTTAATGCCAATTTTAGAACGCATACAAGATACGTATGTGTATGCACTCATTGGGAGAGAGAATTACGAGCAATTGCAAACGAAAAAAATAAATAATACACTGACAGCTAATGAATTAACACTTATAAATGAATACTTACTTGCTTGCTTCGTTGCGAAAGTTGAAATCGAGGCGTTATATCTTATGAATTTTGAGCTGCGAAACAAAGGAGCGGGACAAATTTTAGACCAGAACTATCAGGCACTATCTACCGAACAGATTAAGGCTTATGTAAAGAGCATAAACGAAACACTGAAAGTCTTGGAAAACAGACTATATAATTATATCACAGAGACCCAAGTAATTAACTTGGAAAAATATGACAATACCCAAAACTTTAATGCTAATATATCAATGCTATGACTATAAATCAATTGTTTGACATATACAAAGGTTTGGCAAATCAGCATACACAAATTGCTGATGTGTACATTGGTACACCACAACAGGCAATGGCTGCGAGTGTTGATTATCCGTTGCTGTGTATGTATATAACAAATATCAAGCACGAACGACTAATTACGGAATATACATTACACTTATACTTTCTGGACAAGCTACTTCCAGATGAGAGCAACCTGAACGATGTAATCAACGCACAATCAGCGATTGCTAATGATTACTTCATAATGCTTACACAACAGGCGTGGGTGAAGGAGTATGGCAATATTGTAAGCTATCAAAGCGAGGTAGTGGCTGATATGTTGGCAGACAAGGTGGCTGGTAACCATACAACAGTGATACATCGAGGACGCAACTTATTATGCCTTGTTGACTTGCCTTTATCTGGCAACGAGCCTTGCCAGTCTGAACATTACAGAGGTTACTACCATAGCTATGCTGAGCTTATAACTTACGTTCCAGTTGCCAACGACGGCGATTATGCGTTTGTGGTAGTTAACAACGAGCTCAAATTATACATTTGGAATAAGGTAGATGAGCAATGGGTGGTGGTAAGCGGTAACGAGG